GATCCATCAACTCTGGAACTACTTCATCACCTTCACCTCTTAGAATGTAATCACACTTACCTTCAAATGCTTGAGGATAATATGTGCAAAAAACACCACCACATACACTGATGAATTTCCTATCAGTCACTTGATCCATGAATTTTCTCCACAGATAATAAGTGTCCTCAACAACTGATGATATGATAACGTCAGGTTTGAATTCTATTACTTTGTTTCTCCATGCTGTGTACATATCAGTATCTTCAAGCATGAACATGTTAGGATCTAAATCATCTCTCTCCCACTTATACTCAGGGAACATCTGTCTCTTAGATCTCTCTATATCTCTATCTGGTCTAGCAAACTCAGCGTCCTTATCTACTGGATACCATGTGGCATCAAACAATTCCATGTTATGATAACCTGCCCTCTTCAAGCAAGCAGATATGATAGCAACACCGCCAGGTGGTGTTACTCTCATGTGTTGGTTAGGGTATAACCATAATATCCTAAGATTTTTCTGTGACATTCGTTGCAGTGAGTGCCTGATACTTATCTAGTTGTGTTTTGTCTGGTTCTATGATAGTCAAGAAACTATCTGAGTGCACCATCATCTCACGTTGTGTAGTAAATGAAGGCCATGATTCAAGATATTCACCCTTCAATTCAAATGGATCTATGAGTTTACAATCTGGTTCACCTAATTCAGTAGATACCTCTTCCACTCTTGATATCAGAACAAGGTTATTCTTGAATAATATTATTTTTATCATAAAGAAAGACTCTTTGATTTCAAGTTTACCACAACTGTACGTACTTTGTCAATGTAACCTTGATTTCGTAATTCTTTGAAGACCATGTTCTCAAAACCATACTCACCATATTTCTGTAGCGATACTGATCTACTATCTCTAAGTTTCTTGACCAGTTCTCTCAATCCCTCTACATTTTCATTTTTTATTAGTGCATCAATTCTGGTTTTGAAGTTGTTTACCTTCTTCTCTATCTCTTTCTCTTCAACATCACCCTCTATTCTTTCGGGTTCCTGTATCCATGTCTTCTTCATAAGACTATACACACCTTGACTCTTCTTACGTGTAACCTTTGGTCTCTCAATGTATGGTTCTGCTTTGACACCATAGATTGTGACGTTGTGAGTCAATTCCCATAGAGTTTTCTTGTCCATGTAATACTGGTCAAGTAAATCAGGATTACAATCAGGTATAAACTTAGGATCTACAACGATATGTACATCCAAATCAGAGTATTGTGTGTAGTTATACCCTGCGTTACCACCGAGCAAGAGAACATCTACGATTGCTCTCTCGTCTAGGTCAACATAAGCAGCGAATGCTTCTGCAAAATTCATCAATGCCTCATTCACCTCAGGCTTGAGAGAATCCCCAATCCAAAAGGTTGGATTGAGGATCTCTGTGAACCTAAGAGTCAGTGACTCTCTAAGGTCTCTGGGTTTGATATGTCTTAGGACTCTTGAATACATGTATGTATTTAGAGCCAATCTTTTCGCTGTTGCTGCTCTGGTATGATTTTCTCAATGTCTATCAGTAATAGACCATCCTCGAATCTGACATCCTTGACAACAAGTTCGTCTGGTAGTGACCACGTACGAGAGAATGCTCGTTGTGCTAGTCCTCTGTGCATGTACTCATGCTCTACCCCATCTTCCTTCTTGCCCTCTACAACAAGTTGTCCTTCTTGTGTGTAGACTTTCAGATCCTCTTTCTTGAATCCTGCTGCTGCTACCTCAACCCTATACTCGTGGTTTGATAACTTTATAGTATTATAAGGTGGATAGTTTTGTATTGGTGTATCGAATCTTTGATGCCAATCATCGAATCCAATCATGTTACGTCTTATCTTTTGTAGATAATCGTAAGTATCTCCTACGGACAGCGTAACACTGCCATCTGTTCCAAACATGGTGACCTCCTTGAGCGTCTAATTGTAATGTCCCTATAAGGCGACACTACTAATTATAAAACATGGTGCTCTTTATACCATGAGGTTTACCGTAACTCCTTCAATATATTCTTTCGTTGCTGGTGACGTGGTGGGTTTAGATCCATCTCATTCTGGATGTAACTATACAGCAGTCTAAGGTATGACATCAACTGTTCTAGGTTATCGTATGTTGAGTTGTCTATCTTGGCATAGTATTTTTCTTCCACCCTCTCTACCTTTGCATTGAATACACTGACAAGAAGTTTTCTAAGTCTAAGATAATCAAGGTCACTGCATGATAACTTAGCATCTAGTTGATTCTTACCCCTATATGATCGTATCAGGGGTGCGAATATACCATAACTCTCATCCCATTTCTTCTGCCTGTCTTCAAATTTGATGTACCCATAGGAATCCAAGTCTATCACATGTATCCTATCGTCCTTCACAATAAAATTACGTGGTGCATAATCAGTCCATGACCAGTCACCATCTCTAAGAACAAGTTCATCATACACAACATTGTAGTGGTGTATAGATTGCATATAATCACCTTTCACATACTCCATCTCAACTCGTAGAATATGATCGCTGACTTCTACAGTAAAATCAGGTACAACTACATTATGGAATCTCTCCCACTTCAGTTTGTTTAGATTACCTACAACCTTTTCTAGTTTTGCCACACTAGAAAACACCATCTCTTTCTTGATGGTGAATGATCCGTACTCCCAACAATCATATCTGTTATGTGGATCCTTATTGTATCTTATGTTCACTCTGTTGCTTTCTTCTTACCTATGTTGTACTTGGTTTCCAATGTCCAGTCTCCCTTTTCTTTATAACTTATAACTTTTATTTGATTGAGTGGTGCTATATCTAATGTCTCATCAATGACAGTTGTAATCAAACCCCAATCAGATAGTAATTGGATGATACGATTACGACGTTGAACATCGTTCTGTGTCAGGTTGGCACGTTTACCATCAAGAGCAAACAACTCTTTGAAGTGTACAATAAAATACTTACCTTGCTTGTGTAGTATATGACAAGACTGATATAACTTCTTCTCTTTTCTGGATGCTACTCCAATTCTTGTGAGTGTTTCCCTTACCTTCAGAAAATCATCTGGTTCAGATAATAGAATCTCTATCATCTTATCTGGTGTCCAGTAATATTCTGGTTCCACAATGTTCATTTCAATCCACCAACTTCAAGTTTATTTTGTATAAATCTAATTTGTTCTTTGGTTAGAAGTGGGAGAACTTGCTTTGCCTTTTCATTACTATAACCATAGTATGACTTGATAGACTCAAGGTTCTTCAACTCTTCTTTCCTAATCCAAGGTGCAAACCTTTTCTTAGATCTGAGAGTATTTAGATAAAAGTCATATTGCAACTGCTTGTCTAGGTCTATATGCATGTTCATTTCATTGGCATACATGATGCAATCAAGATGACCAGACAGGCATCTATTGATGATATATGGTGGGTATTGCTTGATACAATCTGGATCATCCTCCATCAAGTTCTTCTTGGTGCTGTTGATAGAGTTCAACCAATCTTTTAGTTCAACGGTCAAAGATCCTCTCCTTCATCTCAGGTGTCCACTTATCATAATAACCTGTTTTCTGCAACTCTGCTCTCTTTTCTAACAAATCTTTTCTATCTTGTACTATTATAGCGGTCACACCACTATTGATTACCTCTCCACCTACCTTCTCTATCGTATCTGGGTGCTCATCGTAGAAGATGTAGTCAGGATATTCCTTTGCCAACCATGTTACAACACTCTTCAGCTTTTCAGCATCAGGTAGTAGTGGGTATTCATAGTAAAATATTTTTACTTGTGATCCAACAATATTTTTTATAGTTTCTCTTAGAGTATCATAATTTACAAACTTGTTTATCTCTACGTTACCATCTAACCATGCCTTCTTAGCATGAGGGCATGGTGGCATACCATTGAAAACAGGATTTGGTTTACTAAGATATCCCAGTATCCAATCTTGAAGATCTTGGTTTGATGATGATCCTGTTGTTCTCATAATCTGCTTTGAATTCAAGTCTGACATCATTAGACCAACACAACTCTTCGTAAAGAGTTTGGAGTCTCTGCATGTCTTGGAAAAGATCTTCTACTTCATCCATTATCTTTTAGGAAATCACTTAGTGAGGATTGGAACTGACCTTTATTTTCTTTAGGATCATACTTATGGTATCCCTTCATAGACTTCCATTCATTATACATTGCACCTAGTAACCACGACTGAGACAGACTCTTTGCTCCGTGTTCTAAAAGTTCTCTCTGTCTCTTAGTGACATGTTTGTAACCGAGGTATTCTTCTCTCCAGTTACTGTCGTCGTAAGGTTTACTTTGTGTCATAGGTAAAGGTTTTCCCTTTCTTCTGGGTTTCGTTTTCACCAGATCTACCAGGTCTCATCTTTCCAAGTTTCATGTTCTGTTTGGACATTGAACCTTTTCTGGTTCTCTTTAGTGTAGCATCTTTTGATCCTTTTTGCTGTGTTATCACAGAGTCCTGACCATACTTCCTACCTAATGACTTGACTGCCTTCTTGAACTTTCTCTTACCCATCTTACCCTGCTGTATCACATGACTTCTTTCCTTGACTCTTCTTGTTTCACCAGTCTTCTCATCCTTTTCATCATATTTTCCAGTGACTTTAGTTGCACCCTTACCAAACTTACTACGAATTGTTCTGTCAAGTTTTTTTGCTCTCGCTCTGTTCTCTTTAGCAGACAAGTTACCTCTTGATGCTGACATCACAGCAGTGCCACCCTTATCAGACTGTGCCTTGATGCGAGACATGCTGCTCTCATCTAACTCTGGGATGTCATCAATGAATTGTTGAAATGTTTTCATAGTTCGTCAGTACAAGTTCCTTTCTTTTCTTTTGTTCTTTGATGTAATCGCCAGTCGATCTCATCGTGTAGGTGTGATCGTACTCTGCTGCTTTCCAATCAGCGAATCTTCTTTTATTTAGATTTGATGAATTGTAACTAACAATCATGTCATGATCAGATGCTGTGCATGCTTCAGAAAATCTTGTGTGATGAAAATACTTTTGCATTCCACCTTTCTTACCATAAAGATTTGATCCTATCTCATAGGGTGGATCAAGATATACGAAACATCCCTTACCATCAAGCATGTGTTCATAAGATAGATTTGTTATTTTCCAATGCTTGATAAGATCTTGATACCCTGATAATTTTTCTATACCATTCATAGAAAAATTAGAATCACTTGCTTGTGCTGAGAAAGAACTGTTCTCCCCTAGTCCACTGAAACTACACTTGTTGATAATATAAAAAGCAACTGCACGATCTAAATCATCGCCAGTTGATACTTGATTCTTGCACTCTAGAAATAATTCTTTTGCTTTATCTGGATCAGGATTCTCTTCTTTTATCTTTGACAAAATATCTTGCATCTCACTACCACTTGTCTGCAACTGTGTCCAAAAATTATACAGTGGTTCATACAAATCATTTACCCATATCAATAGGTCAGGGTAGGTTTTTGTCACCCATAAGGAGACAGACCCACCACCTACAAATGGTTCTCTGAATTGATCATATTTACTTAGATCAGGAAAGAACTCACTGATCTTTGTGATTGCTCTGCTCTTACCGCCAGGATAACGCAGGGGTGTT